GATCGAACGGCTCCTGCGGACCGTCACGGCATCCAGCCCGTCGATCTCGGCCTGCGTCTGGACGAGTTCTTTCGCAATCAAGGTCGTGTCGTCGTCAACGCGATCAAGCCCATTCCGCACGGCCTGCTCGGTGGGTAGAGCTGCGTCGGATGCGGTCCCCTCCTCTCGGATCAACGTCTGGATGCCATCGGAGAGGCCAGGGCTGTGGCTGAGCGCGGAGGCGATGTCATCTGGCGCGACCGCCAGCTCGCCCGAGGTGATCGTCAGCGTGCCGCCACTGCCGTCGTCGACGGTAGTGAAGGGCTTGTCGGTGAGGTCGTCCCACCCCGAAGCTCCACCACCTTGGCCCTGCGCGATAGATGCAGAAGACACATTCGCGCCAGTCGAATGTGTGGTGGCAGAAGTGGTCCCGGAGCCACCCACACCTGTCGTCTGGTCTACGTTACGCCCCCGGTCAATGCCCGTGTACCGGTCAATAGTCGCATTTAGATCTTCGTCATTTCGAAGCTCTGTAAACCCGACCTTCGTTTTCTCGCGGTTAATCCACTCCACTCGGTAGTGGGGAACCCAGTCTTTCGACTTGTAGGTGATCGTGGATCGTAGGCTTGATGTCCCGACATCCTGAGTGCCCAAGATTCGGAACAACCGCTGGCTCATCATTGACCAACGGTCCCGAAGCCGCACCTCTTCGGCGTGCTCTGTGATATACGCCCGACCTGCGTGGGTAAGTCCGGCCGACCCGGAGTGAAGGTGTTCCCAGCGTCGGTAGGTCTGGCTAGAACTGTAATAGATGCCGCCCGGGTGCCCCTCCAAGTCCGAAGACGTTGAAAACTCCTCAGTTTGCAACTCGTCTTGAACCGCCATGTCGTGAGAGACTCCACTGGCGACCTCCCGATCGCTTGCCTCTCGGAACTCCGTCAGCTCTACGTTATCCCAACGCACCGATGTAATATCGTCGGTGCCGTTGCCTTCTGGGTCTGCTTCGCTTACGCACCGAAACCGGAGCCACCAAACATCATCTCCGGACACGACTCCCGGCGCAGAGACGGTAAACTCTGGAATTGAGAAGCTGATGTCGGTCGTGCTACTCAGGTTGATCGTCCGCTTTATGTAAGACCGGTTGGTCGTGACATTGGTGGTCACAAAGCCTGCCTCCGTGACATCAACCTCAATCCACCGCTCCCGGCCGCCTTCGGTGCGAAGGCGGATTTCCCCGAGAATCACCTTAGCATCCCCGACATCATTCTTTGAATCAAGCTCGCCACTCAGTTTGAACGACACGCGGTCCAGGCCCGCATCCTCCACGTTGACGAGCCGCTTATCGAGGACACGCTCAGCAAATCCTGGCTCGCCGGACTTGCCCACGCCGTCGATGGTTGGGATCACTTCCACTTGATTTGCGCTGCTCAGGTATTTTCCTGAGCCAGCGAGCCACCACCCCTCCGGGATGTCGTTTCCGTCAACGTCGGTGCTCCCGGACGTAAAGTCGTCGTTGAACCACTCCAGATTCCCGAGCGAGATGCTTGATCGCCAGCCGTCTGGCGTCAGTGTCGGCCGCCGCACCTCATCATTATCTTTCTCATACCAGTCAGCGTCCGAAAGGGAGGCCGTAGGATCGGTGGTGCCAGTAGAGACCGTCTGATCCGCGTCCATCTCTTCCCACTCGTAGGACTGCCCGGAGTCCCGATACGAGCGGTGCAGGACGTACCACTTCCCATCTTCTTGGAAGCACTGAAGGTTGTAATACCGCAAGATTTGCATGAGCACATCCCAGTGCGTACCCGACCCGATCTGCCTGGTCAGATCATGCAGTAGAGCTTGGCTTCGCCCGTCCCCGACGAACGCATCATAGTCTTCCCACGCGATTGCGACCCGCGTGGGAATTTCTGTGCGTGTGCTTTCAGTCAAAAGGAAGTTTAAGGTGCGCAAGAGAGTCTCGCGGCCCCCTTCCTCCCAAGAGAGGCTTTTTAGGCGGGCGAGACCATCCCCCCACGTGAGGTCAAGCCTTGGGTTCTCTCGGTTGACCTGGTCGCCATTTTGGACCCGATCCAAGAGCCCTCGATGCCAGATCGTCCCGTTCTTCTTGGCCGTCAGGCGGACATCAAGGTTGTCATTGGCGAGAATCCTGTCGTGAAGCGTTCGGCTCTCGTCATAGACGGAAGTGGCAAGCTTGCCAGCCAAAACCGGATTCAAGGGGTGCTCCCGCTCGGAGCCTACTGTTTTTCGTGCCGTGAGTACGCGGAAAGTGTTGTTTGCCGCCGCAGAATTGAAGATCTCAAAATCCAGCGCCCACGAGTTGCCGTTTGGGCCCGTGTAGGAAAGTGAGGATATAGTCGAAAAGCTCATGTCATGCTACCCTTTCTGTGGGTATACGGTATCCCCTGCCCTCTCAAGCTGGGACTGCGACCGCCCCAGCTCGGCGTTGGCCGCGAAGGCGTCGATGCGCACGTCCATGGTTTCAACGCGACGTGCCACCTCGTCGAGCTTGCGGATGACGGCATCGCTAGAACTGGCGCCTCCTGCACGTTGGAGGACCTCTTTGGTCTCGGTGCGCTCGATGGTGCGCTCTTCGCCGTTCATCATCAATTCGGGTGGGGGCACCTTCGCCAGTCCAAGGCCGCCGCCCTCGGCCATTACGCTCAATACAGGGCTTGCCCCAACCATCCCGCCGGCAGCAAACTGCTCTACGTCTTGGGAGGTAATCAGCTGCTTGACCATGCCTGCTACGGCCGGCTTCTCATTAATCGCTTGCAGGATTCTTGGGGGCATCTGTGCCGATGCGGCTTGCACGGCGGCCTCTTGGTCGGAAAGCATTGCGGATGCTTGGTCACTCTTGGTCCTTTCTTTGCCCCGCATCTCACCATCCTGGGCGAGTTTTGTATTTTCCACTCTTAACGGTCCCAACGCTGCAGTCTGCTCAGCGATCGTGGCTTGCTGGCCTTGATCCTGGCCAGCGTGAGCCATCCCAGTGAGCATCTCTTCAAGAGCCTGTGCCACAGCCGGGTCATTGTTCATCGCCTGGAGAAGCTCAGGGGCTTTTTGGGCGCTGGCAGCACGCATCACGAACTCTCGGTCACTGAGCAAAGCCGGAATACGATCCTCCGTCGTCCCCCCTTCGCCGCGAACCGGGCCGCCCTCGGCAAACGGCAGCGCGGCGATCTGTCCGACGTTCCCCCCGATGGCTGCGCCTTGTGGACCTCCAGCGATGAAACCAATCACTTGACCGATTAACGGTAACACCGTCTCTGCAAATTCTTCTGCACTGTTGATGCCTTTCTCAAAGGCTTGATCTAAAGTTGTACCGAGCTGTGCTGCGAGTTGGATTCCCGTAGCGAGCGGATCCTGAAAACTATCCCGTACCTCATTACCTGCGTCTTCGGTCTTCTGCTGGATACGCTTTAAAAGCTCAGGGAAATCCTGAAACTGTGAAATGATACCCACCTGACGAGCCGACTGCAGCATCAATGCGCCCTGCGATTGCCCTTGGTTAAGCATTGTACCACCGACAGTAGGCGTGCGGCCAAAGTTAAATTGCCCAAACAGCCGTTCACGGCGACCACCCTGAGCGAAGAATCGGTTTACGGCCTGCCGGTTTTCAGCTACCTCCTTGGCGCTTACGGCCAAGGCGTTCATGGCCTCAGCTTCACGTTCGGTGGCGTCGGCAGACTCATTGCTGTTCTCAGCTTTCTGAGCACCAAGTTCGCCAAGGCGCTCCTGCGCCCGAAGCTGTTCTTGCAGGGTCTGCTGTTGATTTTCAAGATTCTGGCGGACGCCCTTCTCAGTATTTAGCTCTTCTTGTAAGTCATCAACACGGGACTGAATTTCCTCTTGTGTCGCATTTTCCAAGTCAAAGCGCTCACGAGTTTGCACGATGATTTCTTCGACAGTACGCTGCTCTTCGCCGAGGGCTTGCTCCTCTCCGACCTCTGTCCGCTCGGCCTGACGGCCCTCCTCAATCGGCGACACAAGCCCTTGGAGCCGCTCAAGGGCATCAATCTGGTTTTCGAGAGATTTAATGCGGCCTTCTGTCGTCTCAAGTGCTCCGTCTACCTGCCCAAGCGAGAGTTCAAGGTCTTGGGTCTGGCCGGACGTGACATCAACAACATCGCTGGCCGCTTCGGCGATGTTCTTAATCTTGCTTGCCGTATTTTCCGCGCTGTCTCCAGTAGCATCAAAAAATGATAGCAGGTCATCTTTAAACGTCAGAAGTAGCGTAATGCCGGCAACAACCCCTGTCGTGGGGTTCATAAATGTCGAGGCAAGAGATGAGAGCGCCCCTGTTGTTGAGCCAGTATCTTGACGAAGTCTCAAAAATTGTTCCTGTATCAAAGGTATCTGATTTGCTAAACCGGCCATTCCGAATTTCGCGTCTTGAGCCCCTTGGACGAGCTCGTACTGCAGACTTGTGGCCGTACCACTGGCTGCCCCATCCATTTGGCGCATCGACGCAGCTGTGCGTTCTGCCTGCGCACGTGTTTCCGCTAGCTCTCTGCTTGCGCTACTGCTCAGCCGCTCAAACCCATCCCCAGCCTCAACGGCTTCTACTTCCAAACCAGAAAGGGCATCTTCAGTCTGCGAAATTTCCGCACGGGCATCCCCAGCCTCAACCTCAATTTGTATTACTGCCCGTTCAGCCATTGGCTCAGTGTAACAATCTCAAATTCTGCGCGTCTTCTACTATACCATTTTGCCTAAATTCATATTTCATTATGCGACACGCTGCCATCTTTCTGGTCACGCTTCTGATCGGCTGTGGCCCGTCGCTTGAAAGCCGCAAAAAGTATGTTCAGAATCATGATCGGCCCACCTATATTGAAAACGCAATCATTGATGAAGAAGTCACTACTGGCATGACTAAATCCGATGTCAGAGCGTCTCTCGGCGATCCTGACAGTGTGAACGAGTCCTACCATCAAGGTGTCGGTGCTCGCACCCAATGGTGCTATGATGGTGGCGGTATGTTGTGCATCTATTTTCAGGAAGGAACCGTAACCGGATGGAACTGACTTCTCCTCCGGCTAAGAGGGCGTCACTCGCTTCTGCGCCACCCACGCCGCCGCCTCCGAGCGAGGAAGGTCGCGGAGCCGTTGCCACTCCTGCGCGCTTTCCGCGTAGCTGAGGAGCAACGCATCAAACGAATGCGTCTCCCCTGCCACCTCGCCGCGTAGCTCCGCGAGGGTTTCGTACCAGTGGTCTAGCGCTCGGCTGTACTGGGAGGGCTGGTGGTCGTCGTAGTCGGACCGCTTTGGGCGAGGAGGGACTGTATCGTCGCCTGTAGTGCCTCGGTCGAAGATGCGTCCGGCGTGCCGCTTCTCCCTTGACAGCCAGCGATAAAATCCACGCGAGCCTCTTGCACCAGTCCAGGTCGCATGTCCAGCACGTCCGACGAGGAAAGGTCCTCAGCGTCTTCAAAGATGACCTTCGCGAGCCGGAGGTGGTACTCACCCTGATCGGTCACCTCGCCTGTGATGTAGTCGTCGTAGACCCGCTCCCCGTCTTCTTGATCGTACCACCCCCACCGGTCGCACACTCGCTCTTTCGTTTGGCGACTGACGATCGCGTCGGTGGTCTTCCGAAAAAGCTCGTGCAGCTCTTTTTCTTGCCGATGCGTCGGGTATTCTACGACCTCAAACTCTCGGTCGGTGCCAACGAGGATCTGGTACGGCATAGGTCGTATTGATTAAGTCAGAGGCTCTTTGTTGGAAAGCTGATTTAAGCTCGCAACCTTCGAACTGCCGGGGTCAAACCAATTCCTTGACCCGACCTGAAACGACCGCCGTAGCCGCTCTAACGACTGCTTCGTGCGGTACGCCTCTGGCGGGGCTCCGCTCGTCACGATGTCGAGGATAATGCGGTTATTGGAGCTATCCCGAGCGTTGATGTCGGGTTCAAGGTTCACGTCGTTCCCCGCTGCGCGCTCGCTCCGGATCTTTTCGTAGAGGGCGGCTGCGCCGACGCCTTGGGCGTCGGCATTCTCGGCGACGAGCACACCCGTCCAACTGATGATCGCTCGTTGCGCACGGACATCTGTTTCCACGACGTCATCAAGCCTGCGATACGAGTCGCGGCCCTGCTCCCACTCAACACGCAGCACGTCGGCAGTGTAGCGGGGCAACTCTCCCAAGCCCGGAAAGCTAAACTCAGAAATAATTGCCATGAGTCAAGGCTACTTGGGTACGTAGGTCGTGTCACCGTCAAGCCGAAGCGCGGCATCGGTGGGCGTATCACCGCTCACGTCCACTTGCACAATGTGGGTGTCGGTCGGGGTGGTAAGGACAGCCGATGCCCGCCCACTAGACGAGCTGGTCGTTGAGGATGAATCGAGCGCCGTGCCGCCTGCGTCTTGGGCCTCAAGGGAGACGGTGCCGCCGCCCCCGCCAAACGAGGCAGAGAGCGTGAGCTCAGACCCGTCAATCGGCCACACAACCCCTTGGCTGATCGTGCCCTGATCCGAGTATGGAGCAAGGACATTGCGCGTCAGCACGACGCCGTGGCCGTCCTTGTCGCCCTGCTCCAGCGTCATGCTGTACTCGGCTTTTTGGAGGGCCACCTCCGTCGGGCTATACCCCCCACCGACTGTGATTCGCGTCGGCGTCGTCCACATGACGGCTGCTTGGGGCACCTCCAGCACGGCCTTGACCTTGGCCCGAGCATCCATCCAGGCGGACACCTGTGGGATGCCGCCGATGTCCAGCGCCGAAAGCGTGAGTTCCGACCGATACGCCGTGAATATGGTGCGCCCTTGTGGGTCTTGCTCTGTATCAGGGACCTGCCGGATTTCGCCGCTAGTCTCGTCGGACACCTCTTCCACAAACACGCGCTCAAGTGGAGAAACCGCGTCGTTGATGAGGCCGAACCGACGTAACGCGCCAACAAAGGCCATAAAAGGGAGTCCTGATTAGAAAGAGGTTTGTGTCAAGGGTTACGCCGGGCGCTGCGTGCCGCCGCTGTCGGGGTGTGTGAACCGCAGGCTCGATCCCACGAGCGCATCGTCGGTGGTGGGATTGTAGTTCTGCTCGACGACCGGGCGGACCTCCAACCACTCGCTTCCGGAAGAGTCTACAATTTTCGTGTTTCCAGAGAGCGTGAGACGCACATACACCTTATTCCGGGCGTTCATCTCATCCTCTACTGTGTTGCCCGAATCAAGAGTGCCTACGTACAGGAAGTCTTGATCCGCGAGCTCAATTTCGCCCTCCAGCCGGGAGACCGTGAAGATGGTTTGGCCGGAAGGGTCCTGCTCATTATCGGACACCGTTGAGTCGAGGCTCGTATTCTCCGTGCGAATGTCCTCTGAGGCAATCGCCCCCGTCGCAGAAGCCTGAGAGTTAACCTCAATCTTTTCGAGCTGAGAGTTCTGAAAGCTTGCCATTGTTTTGGGTTGGTTAAGAGGGTTCTGTAAGCGAAATTTCCACCTCCATGCGGTGCGCCCGGTCAAGGGACCCGCCCCGCTGGCCGAGCCCGACAATATCGTAGTCCGGGGCCAAGGGCTCTTGGTACGTCACCGATGTGCCGCCGATGTCACGGACCGACGCGTCTCGCAGGGATGGAAGGATACCTTTGGGGCTGAGGCCCTCCACCACGTTGTCAAACGCCTCCTGCGTGGACCCCTCGTACTGGCCTGACTCTTCAAACTCCAGCACGACGAATATGTCAAAGGCGTGGGCGACCGCTTGGGTGTCTCCGCCTGTAAGCTCTGCATCGGTCGGTCCTCCGACCGGAAGCACCTCGCAGTAGTAATTCGGAGATCCCATCACGCGATCTCGGTCCCGCGCAGAGACGGCTCCACCCTCGGAGGCAAGGCGGTGGTGCGTCTCTAGCGTGAGGCCGCTCTTGTGCCGCCCGGCGGCAGTCTCCACCAGCCCGGCCAAGTCGACCTGTTTGTCGCGCTGTGAAACAAGCATTACGAGCTATCGCCGATGATCTCTTTTACGGCCTCGTCTTCTATGATGCCCACGATGTCGCCGATGGTCGCTTCCAAGGCGGGGCGAAGGTACGGGCGCTCGGGGAACCCAAGCGTGTCGGATAAAGCCATCGCCCTCCACTTGTCCTTTTGCGTCTTAATTGCTTTTGCCCAGAAGAACCGACGTTGCTTCGACGTCACGTTTTGCGCGCCGCCATACTCGTGAATCGCGGCGTACGGCACCTCCGACCCGAACGTGAGGCGCGTCTCGCCGCGCGTCGGGGTGAGGTCAAAGATGCCCTCTTCCGACCCCCGGTCCTGGCGAGCGCCGATCAGGCTTCGCGCAAGGCGACCGGTGGCGCGCCGAAGGCTCCCCGGTCCCGTCTGAGTATTCCCGCCTGTATTTGTGCCGCCGCGCCGCATAAAGCGGTTTGTGGCGGCCCCCGCGAGCAGACGCGACCCTTTCATCAGCCCCCGCTGGGCCGCGGCCTGCATGTCAGCATCCTCATTTACGACCTCGCCAGGACGAGGCGGCATGAACTTAAAATGGGCTTGTCTTGTAGCTGCTGATGCTGTTGAGGAGGCGCCGTGGCGCCTGTGGGTCCGGGCCGTTAACGGTCGCTGTGCCGCCGCCTGTTGCCTGCGTGAGCGTCTGAATGCCGACGCCCTGCTCCGTCTGGATGAGTTCGTGCAGCGTCAGCTTGAGGGCTACGCGGCGAATGTCACCCGGCACTACGGGCGGCTCCGTCGTCAGGCCGCCCAGCGCCTCGCCGTCACCAGTTGGGAGATCCGACACGGACTGCGACTTTCGTTTCCAGCCAGCGAAGTACGTCACCGTCTCTTGCTCCCGCTCGTCGCGGGTCAGGTGGCGATCGTCGTGTCGGATGCTGTAGCCTTGGGTCTCCACTTGCACGATGGGCCACGCCGCCGTCCGGTAGCGCCATCGCTTATCGGTCGCCCCGTCCCGCAGCCAAGGCCCTACCCCTTCGGTCGCCTTCTGAATCATCACTGGGCGGCGAAGGTAGCCTGCGATCCGGGCCTGCGCTTCGGCAATGGCCCGCTCGGTCGGCGGGCCCTCTTCAGCGGGGACTTCCGTAGAGCCAAGGGCCTCTTGCTCTACATCCGGAACGGTGAGGATTGCCGTGGCGCCAGTCATGCTGTATAACAGGTTTTGCTGTATAACAGCGTTACATAGATTACTCGCCTTCGCCTCTGAGCGCCTCGTGGAGGACCTGCTCCGCGCGCTCTTTGCCCCGGACGCTTTCCTCTATCACCTCTCCTCTGAGGCGCACGCGATACCACGGTCCGCCCTTGTGCTCAATGCCGGTCGCCCCGGCGGGCCCATCAGGGTAGTCCTCATCAGAGGAGTCTCCGTCAGAGCCCGCCGGAGCCGGTCGCATCGGGCGCGTCTGGTACGTGCCGGGCTGGCGGGGATGCCCCGAGCCTGCACGTACGTCTCTACGGTCTAAAAAGCGCCTGGGCATCTGTGTCAGCTAGGTCGCCCTAGCGGTTAGGCTTAGGCCGAGTTCGTCGTGAACTTCATCGCGGCCGACTCGAAGTTGATGTCGAGGTCGAAGAACATCCGGCTTTTCAGTGCCCGGAGGTCCTGTGTCCCGAGATTGATCGTATCGCCCGTGTCGGCGTCGTTGACCTGCCCCTGCGTCATTTCCTCAGAGGTCATGCCTTCGCCGAGGGCCATCTTCACGTAGTTGCCATTCACCAGAGACCCGAAGTCGGTGTCTGCGCTATCGCCGACGCCCGGAAGCACCTCCGTGTAGAGCACAGGGATGCCCTTCAGCTCGTTAGGCTCGCCTTGATCAGTCTCCACGTAGTCGAAGAGGTACTGGCCGTTGCTATCCTTCTTCGTCAGGAAGACGGCCTCAAGGTCCGGGTGAAAGGCGTAGTAAAGGTTCTGATTGTCCCGCGCTCCCGGGTCAATCTCGTTTCGGGCCTCAACCAGCTCATCAGGGCCGACGTTCTTCGGGTTCGTGTCACCGGTCGCGCCGATCACGAGGCTGTTCACGCCGGATCGGTTCGACGAAAAGATCCCGTCAATGCTGTTGTAGCTGGAGGTCCCGTCGCCATTGAAGAGCGCGTCGTCCTCCGCTCGCGCAAAGGACCGCGCAATCGCACGCTGCACGTCTTCCAAGATCTGCGGCGCGAGTTCAATCTGCGCCTCGTAGCTCCAAGGGACGATTTGCGCCCACTTCTTCGGATTGAGCGTCACGCTCTGGAAGGCGCGGATCGAGGAGTCAATCTCCCCACCCTCGTCAACGGCGTTCGCCTGGTCTTCTACGCCGGTCGCGCCGGGCACCTTGATGGTGCCACGCACCTGTTGGAAGGTGTCGCAGATCGTGCGGGCCACGCCCACCTCATCGGCAAGCTCGTTGATCTCATCCCGCACCTCGGTCGGCAGAAGAAAGCCGCCGTCCGCGTCGACGACTGTGCTATAGAAATCGCCCGCCGCCCGCGCATTGCGAAGCTCTTTCGTCACCGACCGCTCGGTGTAAGCCCCCGCCTCGTAGAGCTTCTGGATGTGCTCTCCGGCCGTGTTCATATCGTTTTTCGTGTGGGCCAGGAGTGCCCGGAGCGTGTGGTGCGCCTTCATCTCCTTGCTCTCGTGGCGGTCTTCGCTTACGCGAGCACCATCGCCGCGTACAGACGGGCTTTCACCGTCTCCGCCACGGCCCTCGGCCACCTCGTCCTTGCGCTCCTCGACTTCCTCCTCGTCGGCGTCGGTGAGCAGGTCAAGCACCTGCTCGTCACTCAGTTCGTCGGTAGAGTCAACCTCAGAAAGATCCATCGTTTTAGGTAGAGTTTATGTGATTAGAGTACGCCCAATTGCCTTTTGGCCTTGCGGTCGGCGCGCTTCCGGCGAAGTTTTGCGACTCGACCCGCCCCAAGCTGGGACACGAGGCGCTTCAGCTTGCCGGCGCCAATCCGCTCGGCAATCTTCTTCGTTCTTTCTGCGCCGATCTCTTGGGCCAGGCGGACCAGCGGCTCAATGCCTGGGGCATCGTCGCGCTCGGCCTCTGGCGGCGTACCCCCAGAAGCGGAGGGCGATGAGGGCGTACCCTCACCCGTGCACCCGCAGTCGCGGGTGTCTTCATCGTCTTGACTTGTGCGACTTTCCTCCCCTGTCTTAGACCGGTCTGTGTCGTACATGCACCCGTCTACCTCGGCAGCTCGCATTAGAAGGCCTGGCCCTACCCGAAGAGTGGCGCCCAATGTCTCAAAAGCCCCCATCGGGTCAGGCATTCCGTCGAAGGGGCACTTCGTGAACTTGATCTCATCCATCCCGCCAGGGACCTCCCGTTCAACCTCACGGCGGACAGCCTTTCTGGCCTGTGCCATCGTCATCCCCTCCCGCGTGCGCCGCGTTGCCTCGGCGACAACCAAGCCCTGACACATCGTTTCAAACACCCCAATCGGCTCTTCCGGCGTGGCAGGCGGCCCGTGCATTCGGCTCTGGACGAGAGCATCGGTGTCTGCCGGCACACCGACCACCGAGAACTCCGTCATGTCGCTTTCGCGGACCACGGGCACCATCCCATCGCCTCGCTCTTCCCGCTGCACGTCTTCGGTCTTCCAGCCGACGCTAACGGCGTTAATGAACTCGTTTTGCATCTTGCCTTCAATGCGCTGAGCAAACTCGTCGTCCGCAAACTCAATTTCGGCTACGTAGCCATCGTCCTTCCGCATCAGATTCGTGCAGCGGGCGATCGGCTCAGCCCCACGCCGCGGGTCCTGGCCATGCTCCCAAAGAACGACTGGGTTTTTCATGTAGTCCTCCGTCCGCAACCCTTTAGGATCAAGCACCATTCCATCACGGGCTACTTGGTCGGTCATCACCTTCACCGTGATCGTCCCGTCGGCCGTCTCCCGGATCTCCGGATCGTTGATCCGGCTCTGGTAGCTCTGACCTTCTAGGCCTCGTGCCGCCTGATCTCCGGGCACATCATCTTCGTCTGCAACTGTAAGCGTGTCAGGGCGGTGAAACACCGTATCGCCTGTGCCGACTACCGCACCGTCTTCGTCACGCTCAACGAGTTCAATGATGAGCCCTGGATCGTCTTCGGAAGTCTCATGCTCGGTGCCCTCTGGCTCAGTGCTTCCGGAGACAGTCTCGCCTGTGGCGACTGTCTCTACCATGCCATAGGCGGTACCGCCCGCCGAACTCCAAGAGACCAGATCCCCCTCGCTCAAATCCTCAACGTCAGCGCGTGTCTGCATAGATCAAAAGTTCGATTCGTCGTATGGCTCAGTGTCGCCTTCCTCCTTTGTCACCTCGTTCGCTTTCCGCAAAGCCCAGTTAGACGCCGTATCCATATGCCAGAGTCGGAGCGGGTCGTCTGACGTCCCATAAATCTAAACAGAGCAAAAAGAAAAGGCGGCCCCTCCGTCGTGGAGAGGCCGCCCAGGCGTGACTGCAGCGGAGCCGCTTACGGCGGCGAGTCAAAAATGTCTAGTGCATCAATGCGCAGGCGTAGGGGCGTGTTTCACAGGACTACATTTCCACATCCACCTGTACATTGACCGGCTTAACCTTCTCTCGTCCATCATCACCGACAATCGACCGAGTGTCCAGTGAAACTCCGCTGACACTCAGGTCTGTCTCCTCTTCAAAGCGCTGTACTTCTTTGAAAATGCGGCGCTCAAGATCCTGCTTTTTCTTTTGGGCTTGCTCAATATCCATAACGATTATGATCTGTCTCTCTTAGCAATTCAGGGTCTTCGTGGCGATTGCCGACCACGCTGCCATAGCTTGCGAAGTAGCTCAACTGTTTATCGCCTTGGTACTGCACAATGAACGCGGCCTCGTAATCTGACCACGCTACGACAGCATGGATATGCTCCAAAGCAATGATGTCCCCCTCATAGATCGGCGTGCCCTCGCTGTCGTTGAGGCCAGTATACTGCATGACCTCATGCTCTACGTGGTAAAGTTCCAGCCCACGCATTTTTGTGATTCGTTCGTATAAGTCACCGTTACCATCAACCCAAAAACCATGCGGCGGCTCGTGCATCTCTTCACCCTCCCAAACGCGGAATCGGGTGTTCATCAGCTTGGATTCGTCAGTGCGCGGATCTTGGCTTTCCGGAGCAACCTTGGATCAATGTCAGCCCTGCGGCGCATGATTCCACAACGCGCCCAAATGGTCCGGACGCATCGACAGTTTATCGGTCGTGGTGGGTCCGGTGGCCAAGAAAAGGGGGTCATAATTGCGCAGGCTCAAATGATACGCGTTCAATGTTGACATCGTTGTCGTGCTCGTAGAGACGTCGTCGCCGCCAAGATTCTTGGCCTAAATCTCGCTCTGTCTGTGCCTCCGTGTATGGAGCCGGTGGCTCTTCACATGGCTTGCCCTCATAGTCTAAATAAAACTCCTTATTCGCCATCGTGCGAGCCTTGAAATACCACTCATCGGTCTCAGGGCCATGTAACCCAACCTGAACCATCACAACTCCGCCTCACTTGACAAAAACCATCAAGGTCCACCCGCCCTGAAGAGGTCTTAAGTCCCTCTTTTGAAACCACGCGGAATGACCGTAGGCGTTCCTCACGCCCGCTCCACGTCTCCACGATCTACTGGCACAGCAGCAAGCTGCTTCTCTACCGTCGTGAGCTCAAGGCGCACCTGTCCCGCCTTCACCCGCCGCGCCCACTGCGTTACGGCCCGCACCTCCTCGGCGGTCAGGTCTGGGAGGCGATCCCCCGCGTCATATGTAGCGCGTGGCTCGCTCATGTTGTCAGTTTTGGTGGCCACTGCCTAATTCGTGTAGAGAACGCAGTACGACGTAGCGTTGAACGCTGCCGCCTCCGTCACTACCCCCGATCTTGGGGCGTCGTCAGGGAAATAGCGTAGAGCCTCCTTAAACTGTCCGTATGTGGTCCATTCAGGCATCGTCTTCGGCCAGCTGTGGCAAGTTACCAAGGTCCGGCTCCGTTGCCTGCGCCTCTTCAAGCCCCTCTTCGGTCAGTATTGGCGCTTGAGTACACCTGCAAAATATGACATTGCTTGGGCTTCCGCTCGGATCGCTCGGATACATCAGCTCTTCGCGCTGCTCTTGCGGAAGCCCCCTCTCAGGCGACACGTTGAACGGCTCCTCCAGCCGCCGCGCCTGCCCTTCGCTGTCAGCCTCCAGGTGCCCGGGACGGACCCGGTCGTCGCGGTGACTGATCCACGTTCGCCCCTCAGCCCCTACCTTACGCATCGCGCTCATCTGCCCCGCCTCGAAGCCGGTGTTAACCGTCGTGGCAGCGATGCGCCGGGCCCGAGGGCCTACATTTTGGTCCCCACCGGCTTGCTTCCGCAGGTCCTCCACAATCTTATCAGCGGCGTCCTGTACCGTCTTATCTGGATCGCTCTGGGCCTGCCGAATCTTGCGGTTGATGCGTTTGCGTGTCGTCTCAGAGATCCCCTTCGCTTGCTCGTTGAGCGCCTCGGTCGCCTCTTGCACTGCGGGATTGCCTGGATTGAAGGCGCCACTCGCATTCATCTGCTTTGACGCCACCTCCGCACCTTTCTCAGCGGCCGCTTCGATGCCCTGCGGTGAAAGTTCGGTTCCGTCGACACTCTGTCCCTGAAGGGCTTGCCGAATGCGCCGCTTCAGTTGCTCCTTGTCGAAAACCCGCTCGGCCCGAAGCAATTCACCAGGTTTCTCTTCGCCAAGCAGCGCAAAGTCGCCATCCTCTAGAGCTTGCCGTACCTCCTCAGCGGTCACGCCAAAGATTACGCTGATCGCTTCCGCCAAGTCATCCTCGATTGGCTTCTGCTCGGCCTCCGCCTCCTCGGCCTCCGTCTCTCGAATCAAGTCCCGCTGTTCTCCCGAGAGCCCGGACCAGATGCCCGTCTCCAGTGCGCGGGTCATGCCCCCGAGGCCAAGGAGGCCAGCCTTGCGCAGCCGCCGCCGGTCGGCAG